GATACCCCTATACGCCCCAAACATGTTGCACCTGTTCTTCGAGAATATTGATAAAATGGTAATTTTTCTGGGGGGGCACCGGTGCTCCGCTGGCTGTGGCTGGCGAGCACTGGTGCGTGGAAGTGAAGCCCCATAATACTAACGCCGGCAAGGACGGTTTTACTAAAATGCATACTATTATAACTAAAGGAGACGGGCAACAACCTTTGTCAGGTGACGAGTAAGGCGAAACGAGGAATCAACAGACAAGCGCAATGAGCCAGCCTTTACGGTTATGGACTGACCTGCAGCGATACGTTTCAAAAGACGTAGCCGGTTAGAGGGAGATGAAACAAGAAAATCACATGCAACGAGCGCATGGAGCATAAGAGTCCAGTTCGGGTATGTGGGTCGGGATAAATATTCCCCATGAGACGTCAGAATGATGTCGACCACCCGTTCTCGCATGGTGGCATACGTGTCGGATGAAGAAACAGGAACCATGTTGAAAACCGATGCGCCCATGAGAAAGTCAAACCCTCCACCCATGTACCCCATATGTGGCAGTTCACACTCATGAACAGTTATCTCCGCTGTTTTGCGGGAAGCAAGACTGGCACAAGACGGAACTTTGTGGATGTGAACGACGAACATCTGAGGAGCGGAAAAGGGTCTTAAAGGGGCCCCCAAGAAGACAGAGGCCCTCCCTCCCGCTGAGCTGATATCAGACAACAGCCATTCCATTTCTCCTATTGTTGCGTACAGCCGACACACGACAAGGCCAGGCCACTGTGCTTCCACAAGGGGTCCCAGAACAGCCAACCCGTTTCTTCCTCGTCCGCCTTGAATGTCAATGATCACAATAGTTGAGGTTAGAACAGAGGCAAGAACCCTCGAGGACACGTCGCGATCCATCCAGTTCCCCGATGTAACAAAACTTTCGGGTAGTTGCGTATATTTGGATGCCTCGTCTGATTCCCTGACCATGGGGGGTTTGTACCACCGAAAGTTGTGTCCTTCCAAGGGAAGAGACGTAGCCAGGTCTAGCCCAAAGACACTGCGGGCTCCTGCTTCCAAGCACATTCGTGCAATAGCCCCATGTCCTGTTCCAATAACGAGAATGTCTCGACGACTCACAACGGGGAGACATGACGTGAAACTGTAGTGGGCTGATGAGAAAGTCCCAAACAGACGTCCTTTGGAGGCATTGAGTTGCCCCAACAGTACCTCCATCCTGGAGGTTGTGTCTTCAGGTAAGACCCGCCATTCCATTGGTCCGATGGGACTCGGGTTTTTCCACTGGACGGAACACGGACGAGCCGCTTGGAAGAGGGGTTTGTGACGTTGCACAGAGATGCTTTGTACAGCAAGACCCCATTCGTACCCCTTCCTCATATCGCGAAGAGCTTCCTCCACAGCCACAGGATACAGAACCAGTTTCCTTCCTGCTCCCAAGTTGGCAAGGTCGTTTGCCAACCCATCATTGTTCCGCTGTCGAGCCCAGCCACAAATTCCATACGCAAGGGCCCGTGCCTCCATCATGCGGGATTCCTCTGTTTCCTTTGATGATCCGAGGGGCATGATGTATGTCGTCATCAACCAGGAAGCATCAGAAGGGGATAACCCTCCGCTGAGCCAGCTTTTGTGTAACGAAAGACAGAGCGATTTATAGGTCACTTCAGAGGCCCCAAGTTCAGAATCAGAGGCAAAGACGGCCATGCGCTGCGAGTATAGGTAACTGTCCCTATGACGAATTTGTCGTTCTGCTTTTGCCGCAATGAGACCTGCCATGCGAAGACGGACCTGGTTGCTGCCTCCTGTGAACTCAGGAACTGCGTATAATCCATGCTGGCGACACACCGGATCATTATCCAATAGCGGATGGCCCAAATGTTCACATGCAACAACAGCTAGAGCCTCAGCCAGTTTCCATAAGAAAGGACGTAGTTTCCATCGCGTTGACTTCTTGTGGGCTGAACGCCACATATTGTATACGCCTTCTTCTGCAATGGCCACTCCCATTGCGTATATCAGGCGAGCATATCCCACAGCCACTGTCTCGGCCAAGTCGAGTGAGGCGAAAAGACGCCCTCCTGTTGATGCATCAGCAATTGCCCTTGCATTATTGTTTTTCCGCAAGATGGCTCGAACCCATGAGACAAGCACCTCTCTTGCAACTGCAGGAGACTTTGTCAGAATTTGCCGAAAAGATGCTGCAGACACCGTTGAGGAAGCAAACAGGCTCCTATTATGGTGCAGTTCCATTTCTTGCTTAAAAGCAAGGTGGTTTCCAGGGAGCGAGAAAGCAGAAAGGGTTGTAGGGGCATCCATAGAGACAGGGCGGGTATCAGCGGGAATGAGCGGGTCAGCACCAATAACAATCGTTCCAATAGCGGACAGGAGAGACGGGTCATTCTTGGTCTTCAGGTGAAGGAATCCGTTGAGGGCCAAAAAATACTCCTGAACCATGATCGGATAATCGACTGTTCCTCCACTGATACACCCGGCATTGTCTGAGGAAATGACCGTGTTGGAGGCAAGAGTAAAACATCCAAGCGAATATGCACCGAGGTGCCCAAGGCGAGATGCATATCTATGCCCCACAGTTCCTCCTACCACAGCAGTCAGCATATCACTTATGGTTGATAGTAGAGTGGTGCTTCGCGTAAGTCCCACAACATCCAGAAGATGAACCATGTCCTGATCTCCTTTCACCTGAGACGCAATGAGCTGGAGTTTCCGAAACCCAGCAGAAGCAGTATCATTCCCCACAATGCGATACCCGTGATCCGACCGTTTTTCTCGTGTCATGGAGCCCAGGTATGGATCGTGGCGACCCCTGTAGTAAAGAGGATTGTTTTCTGCCTGGAGAAGAGAGCTAATGCCAGTAGCAGAAAGGGCAGGAAGCCCCCAAACAACAGGAAAATCAAGGGGATGATACGTAGTGACCCCCACTGGTTCTTTTCCCCCATCTCGCTTCCATGCTGACCGCAGTCGGGAACATAACGCAAAGATAGAATATCCCTTTGCAGGCAACGTGGGGGGACATTGTGAGTAGCGTTCTATTAAATATGCCCATGTGGATCGCTCTTGGTCCATGAGTTTCTCCACTATAGTGGATCCCTTCTGGCGGACAAAAGTTTGAATGGTTCGCGTTGATGTCAGTAGACGGCTCAGAGTATCTACGATTCCAGCCACCGAACAGTCGTATACATCATGGGCGATCAAGGGGTTGAAGGGCGTCATGCGCACAAGATGGTCCATAAGGGCCTCTCCAAAATCAGAACAATCCGTCGACATTACCTCGGACAAAGCAACGTTAACAACATCAGGGCGCAGCGCATCTATCGTGGCAGATGCAACGCGGTCTGCCGGCGTTGCTGGTTTTCGGATCGGCAGACCGTACGGGTCCTGGATTAGTGCAGACATCCGTGGGTGAGGATTTAGAAAGGCCCCCTCTTGTGCTTCTCTAAGAACGCCCCCATACACTGGATGGGATGGAAAACGCGTTCCCAGTAGGTGTACGGAAGCAAGTGATCGGGAGAGGGGATCAGAACCTCCTTTGTACAAAAAGGCAGCAGGACCTTGCACAGAAAGACCTCCCATCTCAGACGGCAGCCACAAAAGGTACTGAATAACAGACAAGCGATGGTCTGCACCCTTCCCCATCATCCGCTGGAGATCTGCCCCATATATGCCCTTCCCAGAGCAGGTACGCAGCAAATACACAAAAGAGTGGTAGTATGCCAGAAAATAGCTGCCGAGAGGGTACCGTGACCTTTCTGCTCCTGCCAGTCCGGCAGCGAAAACAGCTCCCACATTGGTGGCAACACTTGGAAAATCGGAAGAAGAATTAGGAAACATTCGTGAATGTGCTTTTAATGATGTGTGATAATCGACACCATTGATGTACACATCCTTCGAATATGTAAGGACGCTTCCAGATTCCAGGCATTCTTCAGGTTTCAGGTTCTGGTTCGTTTTCTTGCACTCGATGTCCAGTTGACTCATAATTTTCTCACAATAGAACCGTGCCACTTCTTGGGGAGAAGAGGAAGGAGGGCACTCTACGGTGATAGCAAGAACCTGATTGTCGCCCTGACCAATCAAGATATACGTGAGCGGAGCATTATGGAGAGCCAAGTCTACCATGCTATAGGTACAGGCTGACCACAGCTTCTGGGTAATACCTTCAAACCCCCCTACATGGTTGTACCAGAGGGTGTCTGTCTCAGGCGGCGTTTCTTGTTCAACATGAGGGGGCCGCACATCAGGAGTTCTGACCAGTATCAAGCACTCAGCAAAGAATTCGTGCACGAAGGTGAAAACTCCGCGCAGCCCAAAAATATCGTCAATAACATCACCCACCATGTGGACGGTGAGGGCCCTCCACCGTAGGTTCCACCTGCTTAGATCGGCCTCGAGGAAAAACCGCACTCGGTTGCCAGAAGAAATGGGACGGGTAATATCCCCAAAAGTTCGCAGGACTGAGACCTTATTTTTCGTCATTGTTTGTTGAGGGAGGTACGGGAAGATTCCATCCGCCAAGTTGGCTTCTGTCAACGCAAAATATAGACGGATCTCAAAGACCAACATGGAGAACATCCGAGCAGCAATCTTGAACTCGCGTTCTTTCGGGTACAACGATACAATGAACCAATCTAGCGGTATGTCCCTTCTCATCACTCGGTCGACAACCTCTCGTGGTGATATCGTTTTTCGACTGATCATTTCTAGGAGTAGCCGTTTATTGCTTGTCGTTCGCACCCCCCGATCCCACGTAGCATGTTTTTCTGACCTGTAGTATGAGATGGATTTGTCGTCCATAAGGTCAAGGAAATTATCGTGATAGTTGAATTCCTGATGCTTGCCAAAACTGCAGGTATCCCAGTCTGATAGGGGATAACTGTTGAGGGTTAGGTGTCTATACTGCATGTTATGCAAACGTCGAAGTGCCGTTATCGGACCTGTTCTTCGGCGGGTTTTGCCCTTTTTCTTGGGGGGTGTTCCGGATTCTCGCGGTGGAATGGACCCAGTCTGTGGCGGGGATCTTTCCTTAAAAACGAGAGGGGGCCACTTTCCATGTTTTGCGACATATGCTTGGAGGTATATCCTGCAGAAGTTGTTGCGAATCCGCTGGGCATCACGAAACGTGGTCTTGTCTTTTGCACGAGCCTCTGCCGCTGCAGAAAGACCTCCCTTAACGGGGTCAATCAGAGGATGCCCACATATCTTTTGGAGCCCAAAGAGCTCGACGATTTCTTCCAGCGATTCAGCAGCAGAGAGGATCTTGTCATACCTGTCTGCCTGAAAGTCTGAGACGGCTCCGAGTTTGCGCTCCTTAGTGCGTACCTTGTCAAGGAATCGCTCATAAGGACCGCTAGTCCCAAACAGAGTATCTGTCCGGTAGGACATGTATGCCTTCGACAGTTCCTCCGTACATTTTGCCACTTCGTACCCATCGTTTCCGTACCGAGTCAAACACTCCATTTGCCACTGCCACTGGTGTTCAACAAGAAGGGGGAGCGATTCAAGACGTGGGTGGAGCCATTGACATGCAACATGAACCTGAAAGCGCGAAAAGCACATGTCTTTGAACATAAGCGCTTGATCCCATGTCATTAGAAGGTCGCGTTCGTCGAAACATTCAAGGAAAGCAATGAAATTCTTCGATGAGACCACTGTTCCTTTTCCCCACTTCCGGGTCACAACGTTTGCTCCTCTGTTAGCCACCTCTGATGTTACGAAGGAAATCAAGGTGTCAAGAGCAGCCCACCTCGATCCCCACACCTGCGCAAAAGATGTTAAGGAAGTAGGGATCTCTCGTTTCAGTGTATCAAGGGGACCTGTTTTCTCTTCTAGTGCCTGAAGGACGAAGCGAGCATGCTGTACAGTCACTTCACTTGCTGTCGTGAAGCTAGTGTCTGTTTCCCGAGGAAGCAACGGGAGAAAAGCTTCATACTCCTCCGGGTTGAGGCCGTGAAGGGGTTTTCCTGTCGACTGTTCTCTCCCCACTTGTCGCAGGAAATCCCTGTTACGTGGGAGCTCTTTGAAGAGAAGAACTTCCTGAGCATGCTTGGAGGGTGCAGAAGCAAGGGCCACCCAAGTCAACAGGAGGGCGTCTCTCTCGCAGGATAGAATCGGGTTGTCCAGATACTGTGGGAGGAAGAACCTCTGAATAACGTCAAACTCATCAAAGTCCATGGTTTTCATAAAATGCAGTCTGTGTGTGTGTCTCGGTAATGACAGATGGGGGGCGAGTCACTTCCTTGTGTCTTCCTCATCCTCGTTTCTTCTTGTCCTTGTCCTGCTTGGTGTCCTTTGTTGCTTTAGGCGACGTCGGCTTTCCGGGCAGCTTGCTCTTAGGAGATTGGTCAGGCACCATTGGTTCCTCGAGAGGAATCGGAGAAGCAGAACGAGGGGGGGACGGCGGGGTGTCGCGGCGAGGACCTCCCATTTCAGCTAACGAAAGCCCCTCACATCCCTCCAATTCTTCCATGTTGGGCATTCCCACACCCTCGCTCAACCTGCTGGTGGCCTCTGTCACGATGTCGACCCCTTCCATGGTGGTTCGATGGAAAGCGGCGGTTATGATCTTGAGCTGGTCGAAGACATCTTCGACTGCGCTGACCCCGGAACGCACAGAAGGGCCATCTTTGATTTCCTCATGCATTGTGGAGGGAGCCTCACTAAGAACCCACGGAAGAGAACGTTGAGTGATTGCATACGTTTCCAGGTTCTTGACCTGCTCACTGATTGTGATGAGGTCGGTTAGACGTGAGTCAGCAATTGCCTTCCATCCCTTTGCTTCGTTGGTGCGCTGTTCAAGAGCTGCGACCAGACGAGTCATCTTCTCCTTATAGGATCCGGCGGTGTTCATGATGGGCAGTTGGTAAGGTATGTGAGCAAGGAGTGGGTGAGTGCTGAAATAATTCTGAATTGTCTCGGTTTTCATAAAATGGTTCAGGGTTTACTGGGAATTGTTCCCAATGTGAGCATCCACAGTGTATAGCTGTTCCAATACTGGTACATGAGCTTAGCAAGATCCTCAATTATGAACCACATGTTGATGTCAATAAAGCATTTATTGTATACTCGTGCTAGGAAGACTGGGTCATTGCGAAGAATTGTTTCCTTGCGCACGCCGACACGCGCTTCTGCCATTGCGTCCTTTATTTTGCACGCAATCACGGTAATGATTCGCCCCAGTGTCCGCAGTTTAGGGTACAGGCGTTCAGCACCCCCCCGAATGTCGTTGTCCGCGTCCAGTCTGCACCCTGCAACAATGGCAATAGAAGGAACGATCTCTTTCATTTTGGGGTATAGATTGTGCGTGAGAGCAAGGGCGCGTGGGTCCTGGGCTTGTTCTGCCGCCCCTCTTAGACAAGATACAGTTCCGTCCCACCCCATTGCCTCACCGTTCAGGCTCCAAGCAGGGGACTCTCCGTTCCACGTCTCCGATATTTCAAGTCCTTCCCTTTCCGCATTGCTGAGCAATGTGATGGCTGCTTCTAAGACATGTCGTCGACGGGTCGTTCGGGAAGATGCTACCGACCATGATTTTTGTGGCATTGTTACAAGTAAACTTCAGTTTTTGTCTCGGTTTTGTTTTAATGGAGTGCAGTAATGATTGTGGAAACAAAGGAAATGCAGGAGATGACACCAAGAGGCGTTACTCGGTTTTTTCAGCCAGAAGTTCGAGATACTCCCGGTATTTATCCATGACGAGTTGGTGGTTGGCGGGAATGTTGTACTGCATCAAGGTTGGATTGAGACTTCTGGCCTCGTCAAGAGCTGCCACAAGGAGGTTGCTAATGTCATTCCTGTTGAATGCTCGCGTTGTATCACCATGAATAATCTTGTAATACGGACGCTGCTCGGCAGGTGCATTCATGAGGTCTTTCATTGACGCAACATAGGCCTGAATGGAGGGCTGAAGAAGGGGAATGTCAAACGCTTCCTCGTGACCTGACAAGAACTGGTCAATCAGAATGGCTTGCTGCATTCCGGCATAACGCATCAGCCGGGTGGTTGTCGCAACAACCTCAATGGTCGGGTCCGTAGCTACATTGTTGAAATTGGCCACCTGGGTGAAAACCACCCTCCGTAGATGGACCATGCTGACAAAAGCCATGTTTATGTACGTGTGGGCGACAGACGACAGTGCAAGTGGCCCAGTCAAGGACGCAACCGGCTTGCCGTTGAAGTACTTTCTCTCAATGGCTCCCGGTCGTTTCTGCGAAATGGCAGCTCTGTTGGTGTCTGTAATCGTCTTACCGGCAAGGAAGAGAACAAGAGACATGTGGCCATACACAGATGGGACGTCCAGTACGTCATCCATGTCAAAGCCAGCAGCAGGGGTTCCCATTGGCAAGTGAATGTCAACCATGAGCCCTGGCAGCTGGTCGGCATATGCCTTTCGCATCTCCTCGGTTTCCTCGATACTGGTAGCCCCTTGATACATCTCAAACCACGTGAGGAGGGCTTGTACGGCTGCCTCGGAAATGATTACCTCCTCGAATGCAGCATTCGAC